GTTCTCCTAATAGTTAAAAGTTGTTTACATTATAGTAAACCCTTACACCTATTTATCAAAGTGTGCAGGCCTACCCGTGGTAACTTTTGATCGACTATTATTAGAAATTGGCATACGAGGATCGTTTCTACTCATAAGTTGACGATTAATTGCATCGGTTTGTTGTTGAGTAAATTCTTCTACATGTTTTTTGTAGTTTTCACTATTCTCAACGGTATTTGCAGCTAAAGCCACATCACCTCGAACAACTAATTGTCCTAAATTTCCGTACTCTTGATTCTGGAAACCCGCACTTATTTCAGGGACATCTTCTGGACGTACAAATTCCCATCCTTCATGTTGTCTCTGTTGAACATTCTGATCATCATAAATACCCTTGATTGAAATACGAACCCATCGAAGAGTTAAACCCTTCTCTTTGAATCGTGCTTCAACTTCTGGTTGTATTTTTAACCAATTTTTTCTTTCGTACGTACCTCTCTGTTTACGAGCAGTCGTACTTGCCGAACGAGTAGCAGCTTTAACGTTCTTTATTGTGTTGGTAGTCATATCAATTATTACCTTTCTTTATCCACGTGGTTGTGTTAAACATTAACATAAGTGTAATCGTCACCGGCCTTCTCGACCTTGGCTTTCTCTTTAGCATACACATCAAGAGGTATATTCATCTTTTTAGCAAGTCGAACGTCTTCTTGTGACAATCGAATCTTACCTTTGGATGATGCTGAAGAACGTGACTTTCCAGCGACCACTTGAGCAGGTTTATTTGTTGGTTCTTCCTGCTGACCAAACTTGTGAGGCATTTCTTTCTTTAGCCTTTTACTTATCTCATTATAGAACTCTTTACTCTCCGGATCATACCCCTCATTAATAATATCTTCATTTAAGACATGAGCCGTTTGAGTTAATATTCTATCTTTATTATACCATTCACTATTTTCTGATATCCAATCTCTAGCATATTCATGCAACTTTTGAGGTTGAGGCTGCTGTTGAGGTTGTTGTACAGGTTCTGCTTTACTTGGTTGAGTTGGAGCTTTGGCAGCTTGGTCTTCCATGTAGAACCGTTTTGCATCAACCATTCTTATTTCAGTTGTTGCATCAGCAATAGTTTTTTGTGCATCCAACATTCTGTCTTTATCACCAGAATCAAAAGCATCTTTATAATTTTGTTCTGCTAGTTTTAACTTTTCTTTAAGTTGTCCTTCGTAGTTAACTAAACTAGCAACTTCTGTTTTTTGAACTTTTTCAGTAGACTGTGTTAGCTTACCTTCTAGTTCTTTAATTCTATTTTCTTGTAAAGAGAGTTGTTCTTCTCTTTCTTTACGTTGTTTAATTAATTGTCTTATTCTTTTTTCAGCACCGGCAGTATTAATGCCTTCTAACTCTTTGTCTTTTGTTGGCTCAGATACTTCAGATTTCTTCGGTTCAACAATGTAGCTGTCTTCAGTTTTACTGGGACTAGCCTCTTTCTGCTCAGAAGCTGGGGAGGGTGCCATTCCCTTATCAGGTGATCCTCCATCCTCTAACTCATATTCAACTTTGTCTGTTGTTTTGGAAACATCTAGTTCTTGGTATCCGTCGTCTTGTGTTTTAGTTTTTACTTCATTACTCATTTTTATTTCTCCGTAGTTACGAGTTACGTTTACGTCAATATTTTAGATTATATAGTATTAGCTACTTAAATCCAAACTAGGATCTAAATCAGCTGGGTTTGGAACGACCATTAATATCTGGTCATCAAACAAAAGAATCATTCTAATTCCTTGATAGAAAAATTTATCTCCTTGATATTTACCATACACAACATAATCTCCCGGCTTACACCATGACCCACCTTTGAATTTATTGGTATCTGCATAAGCTAACTCACCAACTTTTAGTACACGACCAACTGTTGTTAAATACTTTGCATCATCTTTAAATTTAGAAGGCAATAAAATACCACCTTTTGTTTTTTCTCTAATAGTTACCGGTCTAATTAGAACATGGTAACCGGGTAAACTTGGTAAAACTTCAGGGTCTTTTTGATCCTTATTAGTAATCCATTCGTCATTACCAGCTGCGGCTGTTGCTGCTCCTGCTGCTCTCATAATTAATCTCCTTCTTCAGTATCGTTGTAAAGATTTTTTTCAGCTAGTTTAGTTTCTTCAATAGCTAAAGTCAATCCTTCAATAATACCAACTTGATATTTATATTCGTCATAAGAATCCGACGAACCTGTTGAAATAGCTTGAGCTAAGTTTTCTTTCTTTTCCGTCAATTTACTTCGTAAGTAATCTGCTAATGAGTCCATATTGGGTGCAATTTAAAAAGTTCTGCTTCTGATATTTTCATCTTCTCTAAATAGTCTTCTTTGATCATAGCATTGGCTACCGATATAGGTGGCTCATTGTTACGAGCTCCTATTAAAAGTTTATGATGCATTTGAATCGAGGGCTCATCAAATTTTTCGTTAAAACCATCTAACATTAAAATAAGGTCTTGTGCTAAATTTTCCATATACCCAAATTGAATCATTGGATAATGAACTGTAGTATAATAATTAAAATAGTCACGAACAACATTTGGGGTGTTGACAACATTACTTAAAAAATCCTCATAATTTTCTGCCTTGCATTCTTTTTCTAATCTTAATTGTTCTTGCCAATTCCATTGATGACCATTTCGGTTTGCTTTCTTTTTAGCTCGATGATGAAACAAACTGTGAACCCATGTCATCGGATGTCTTAAAAAAGCAAAACATGGTTTGTCATGAATCTTTGGTGTATTGTGAGAATCGTAAACTGCATCACCAATTGGTTTAGCTCCTTCTACATAATTTAACAACATGTCTTTGACCCATCGACCTCCGGTCTTAGGTACGTGTATAAATACACTATTTGGTAGTTCTATTGCCATTTACAAATAAAAAGTCTCCGTCTGTAATATCGACCATAGTCTTAACAATTTTGACTCCTGATTCAATACTAGGAACTTCAACTAATCCCTTTCCTTTATGGTTATAATAACATTTATATCCTCGGTCAAAACAAAACTTAAAACTTGTTTCAACAGGATACTTATTGTACTTCTCATAAATCTCAATCATTAAATGAGGCTTATGTTTATCAATAAGTTTTTGACCACCATTTAAGACATCAAGTTCTGTGCCTTCTGTATCTATTTTAATAAAACAAATATCTGGTGTGTGTTTAAGATGCATCTCATCCAATGTGGTGGTTTCAACTTCAATTGGTTGTCCTCCGACTAAATCTTGAAAACCTGAATTAGACAATCGTTTATCGTCTACATAGAATGTTGATGTGCCTACTTTATCGGATACACCTTTATTCCATACCATTGTATTAAGACATTCTTTATTAATTTTTAATAACTGTTCGTATACCGGCGGAACAGCTTCATAACTTATGACACTGTTTGCATATTGTGCAAAGAACTTTGTATACATACCCACAGCTGCACCCACATCAATAACTGTATTATCTGTAATATAGTTTTTAGTTTGACTTAACATATAATGAGTGCTGTGTAAGTCATAATAATGTTGGTTGAAAACTCGTCTATTTAAAACCTCGTCAGAGAGATTAAGTTGTTGGTTCATTCTGTTTTTTACCACACGTTGGACATGAAAAGCTACTAAATAATAATTTTAACATTTCTGGGTCCTCGTCTTCGTCTTTAAAGTTCATCCAGTTTATTTCTGTATTACAATGTTTACATTTTAACATGGTTTTAATATTACCTGTAAAGCTATTCGTTTTCCTTCTTTTACATGTGTGCCTCTATGCCAACCATAGTTTGGTTCAAACAATATAAAATTACTTTTGTCTGAAGTAAAGTGTTTTAACATTATTTGAAGTCTCTGGGATAATGGCTCTTCGTCTGTAAATTGTCTAGAAAAGTATGAGTTCTTTCTTGCCCATATCGGTAAGGCAGCATTAGCAGCCCTATCTTCAGGTGTAGATAAAGTATTAACCAATTGATTGCTTTTAGCAAAGAATATTTCAAGTTCATCAAACTCCCATCGATGAGATTCAGGTATAAAAGCAAAGGGCCCATTTGTTTCTGTTACTTCATTTAAATAAATAATACTTTTAATATAATTGTACTTTGGATCTATGTGTAACGTATACAGTTTATTATGTGGATACTTACGTTGATCGTTTTGAAAATACTCATTAAACGTATCATGGTTATCACTAATATGTAAGTTGATATCTGTAATAGAAAAAGGTTTTGGTAATAGATTATGCTGTGTGTAAACTTTATTTAACTTGTCAAAGATAATATGTTCTTTTGGTAAGTTTACTATTTTATCTTGTATTCGTGTATTTCGAATAGGATGAGCTTGCTCTAACGTTTCTATATCTTGTTTTAAACATTTATTTAAATCATCGGTATCAATAGATGTATCCCAATATCCTTCGTCATTAAATTGTTTGTTTTTAATTTTATAACTAATATTGTCATTTCGTTGTTTTAAGACTAGTTGAGAAACAGCTTTTTTAAATTGATTTTCAATATGAGTACTATATAGAAACGTTTGTTTACTGTCGAGTTCTTGATATAACCTTTCTAGATTACTTACGAACATACTTTTGTCGTAAATTCTTATCGCATGACTTAGCCTTAAATAATACTCTGGGTAATCGTTTGTATTAACAACTTGTTTACCCTCAAAAACTACAGCTGGATCTGGAAGTGAAACACCGTGATGTTCTATTTTATCCAACATACTTTTGTTCAAGTTTTTGTAAACTTGCTAGTGTATCTTTATTTCTTTTTCCCAATTCTTTTTTTCCTGTAAATCTTTTATATTCTTTTTTAGCAGTTTCAAAATCGTTTTCAATCATGGATTTAACAAATTTAGGATGAGTTCTTAATGTACCAATATTATATGTATAATCTGTTAACAATTCTAATTTATCATTTTCAATTGAATCTGGATCATATCCCATATTTTTTAAATCTTGTATAGTTTTATTTAAATAAGTTGGATAAACAAGTTTAAATAAATTTCTTTCAACTTCTGAACTTACTTTAATATTTTTATTTTTATTAGCAAAATTAATAGCACTTTCTCCAGATAATTGTACACCTTCAGAAAGTTTTATAGCTTTATCTTCAGATACACCTGAAGTGGTTAAGTCATTTATAACTTGTTCTTTTGACTTTTCTTTCATATCATAACCTGGCCCTATTGTTACACCAGAGTTTATTGAAGGAACATGAGGTTGTTTACTTTTTGATCCAATTTCTTGTTTAAAAGTAAACTCCCCAAAATTTTCTGGTAACTCTCTAGTCATTTCTTCTTCTCTTTCTGTTTCGGTTGTTAATTCAGCTAGTTTATTATCTTGAGCTTCTACTACTTCATCTTGATCATCTACTATAGCAATATCTTCAACTGGTGGTTTTTCTACTTCTCTAGCTTGTTGTTTTTCTTTAAAAGATCGTTGAGGGTCAATTCCTTGAGCTTCAAAAGCCTGTTCTAAAAAATTCTTAGGCATGACATTTTGTCTTGTTGTTGGAGGTGTCATTGATGTTGGCATAGCTGCAACATCTGCTGCTTGTTTAAATTGGTCTGCAGGAGTTCCTCCACCAGCTAATTCAATAGGAGGTTGTTGAGTTTTTGTTGGTTCGTTCTTATCAATCATTTTTAACAAATCCATTACAACTTTAGCTGTTAAATTTCCTGTATCTGTTTTCTTCTTTTCTTCAATTTTAGCAGCCTCTACCATTGCATCAATATCAACTTCTTTTTCTTTTAATTTAAATTCTTGTTGTTGCATTTGAGCATCAAAAACACCTTTTTCTCTTCTTAAATTTAACTCTTCTTTTTGTATATTTAAGTTTTGTTGTTCAACACTGTCTAAACCTCCTTGAGCTGCAAGTTGATTAGCTTGTAAAATTTGTTGTGCACTTTGAGCCATAATCATACCCAAACTACCACCTTCATCTACTTGTCCTTCGTTGGATTTCATCATACCACCCATCTGTTCTTGGAATCTTAGAACCATATGTTCACGTATGTTTGCCATAAGAACTGGTTGAACTTGTTTCATAACTTCATTAGCTCCATTTAATGGATCTTGTAAGTAAGCTGTTTTAACTGCAATATGAGAATCGTGGTCTTGTCCTGGAAATGCTTTAATTGGCATACCTTTAGAAGCTGTCATAATATCAGCTAATGGGTCTTGTTGTTTTTCTTGTTGTGGTTGTACCAAGAATCTATCTGGATTATCTATATTAGCTGCATTTAAAATTGCTTTGTTTACCTCTGGCATATTAAATGTTCCCGGAGGAGATTGTGAAGCTAGTTGTAATAACATTTGGCTTTGAGCCAATCTATGGGCGTTAGATGGTATGTTTGGATCACTAACAGGAATAACATCTACACGTCCATCAAAATCTTGCTTGAATATCTCAGCAGATTGCCCTATAATGTCATAAGGATAACTTGTAGGTAAAAACTCATGGTTAATCCTAGCTAATATTTTAAACTCGTCTCTTTGAGACTTGTGGAGTCTTTTGTGAATTGCTGAAAAAAACTTACCTGATGCTTCTAATAATGCTAACGTCGTGCCAACCGGTCCATAATTCGTTGAGTCAGCAACAACTTGGTCAGTCGTGTCAGCAAATTTCTGCCCAGCAGTGGCTACGTACCCTAACATCTGATATAGAACTTGCGATGGTTCTTTATACGGCAGAGGAACTATGGATTTGCCCAAGTCAAGTCCTGTCGCCTCTACGTCACGAAACTCCCCCGGCATTATCGGAGTATTATCTCCAACAACTCTTACACCCCTAGCTTTAAAACCTCCAGGTAAATTAGCAAACTGACCGGCATCAACTAAGGCTCTCATTGCAGCTGTAGCTGACATCGTTAAATTACCTAAGAAATGTATGAGACCTAAACCGTAAAATCCAAATCCAGGCACAAACTTATAAGCAATGAAATGCTCACGTTTAAGATATCGAACATCTCCGTCATTCCAATTACGCCTAATACTTAAAACTTTTCTACTCGATTCTTCAACCGTTACAATATACGGCCAAGCCTCTCCATTAGGACTATTAAATGGTTCTGGTAAATCAAGATATACGTGTTGCTCTAGTAAACTATAGCTTGGATCATATGGATTATCATCATAGGCTGACAGTCCCATTATTTGTTCTGCTTTAGATGTAATTGATCCCCTATTGGTTTTATCTGGATCTCCTAAATCTACATCTCTGTACATATCTGCATTAATTTCTTTTTTAAGATCATTTTCTGTACGATAAATTAAATGAGTATATCGATCTGCTCGCCTAAGATCCGATACTAAATTAGAAACTTGAAATTGGTCAATCGGAATAAATTCTGATATCGGTCTTCCTAATGTTTCATCGTAATAAACTTTTTTAATGGCTGTACCAATAAGTGGTAGATGAAAGAGCATCTTTTCAAACTCGTCAAAATACTCTGGCATATCATCTGTAATTTGATAATTCATAAAGTCTTTAACACGTTTAGCTTGTGCTTCTTTTTCAGGAGTTGGATTACCAAGAATTTGAGTTTTTATAGGTCCTTTGGATGGAAATAATTCTTGGCTGGCTTTGGATTGAAACTTGACTGCATTTTCTATTATCAATGGGTGAGTGGCTGTACAAGCACCATCAAAAGGTTCTGTTGTTTCTTCTAGTTTTAGTCCTAGTAAATCAAACCCACGTTCAAATGTTTGTTCCCATTCTCCTCTTGAATCTTTGTCACTTTGATAATTATCTAAAACTATTGCAGCAATATCTTCTAAATCATCTTCTTCCATTAAATCAGCTAAGTTAGTGTAAAAATCTCCACTAATACTTGCTAATACTTTTGCACTGTCTTCGTTTAAAGCAACTTCAACTTCACCTGTAATTGGATCGACATCCACTGCCATATCTTCTTCTTGTTCTTCATCTATCGTTACTTCAACACCTAAGTTTTGACTTTGTGCCTCAACTGCTTCTTTTGCTTTATCTAAGGGTGTAGAGATATCATCAGGGTTTTTTTCAATAGCCATTTTATTTTGTTACCTTCCAATAGGTTGCCTTGTTTTTTTTATAATTATTATCTTCACTATAATACGGATCGTGGGGATGTTGCAAGTGCCAAGAATCTTTCATATAGTGTATTGCCATGACCATCGTGTCAACTTGATCATCGTGTGCTGCATTTGGAAAACTAATTGCTTCATCAAATAACATTTGTGCCCATGGCTTCTTTGGTAAAAAAATTCTGCCTGCCTCTAATAAAGGAGAAGCTGCATAGGCTCTACTTACTTTATCACGGTCCGGTGAATATTCCAAGATTGGAAGTCCAGCCCTTCGTAAATCTTGTATCAAACTTTGTCCACTTGCTTTCTTTTCTATAATAATTAAATCTGGATCATGTTCTTCAAAACACTCTTGAGCATTACTTCTTAACTCTGGATACTCAAACCGACCTCTCGTGTTACCAAGTAAAATTAAATTACCAATGTTTCTTTCAATACCTTCACTATCGGTTTCAACTGTATTAAAAATACCCCATGTTTGAATGACACTAAAATCTGCTGTTGTTCGTGTAGAAAATGCAGTATCCATTGTTTGTATTACAAAATCACAATTAGGAGGACTGTCTTCATCCCATATTTGAAACCAAGCTTTCTTTAAAATACCACCTTCGTCAGGCACAGGGTTTTGCATGTACAAAGATTCCCAGTATCGTGAACCATTGTGTCTACGTATTTCTGCTTCATCGTTTTGTAATATCTCTTTGGGTTTCCATTCCGGAAAATAAGACTCTCCAATCGGTAATCCTAATAATTTACTACTCTCTTCGTTTACCCATGCAGGAATATTTATGACTTCCCAATTCATTGGATCATCTTTAGCCATATCCGACTGAGCACTTAATAACCAACCACAAATATCATCTTCGTGATATCGAGTGTTAATAATAACAATCGATCCTCCCGGCATTAGTCGTGTTCGTAAACCAGCTGGATACCATTCTTTAATATATCGACGGCCTGCCTCACTAAATGCATCTTCTTCTGACATAACGTCATCTAACAAAGCTACATGTGCACCACGACCTGCAATCTGTGTACGAACACCTGCCGCTACATAAACACCGTTTTTATTGGTTTGCCATTTACCAGCGGCTCTAACGTCTGATCTTAATTTTACATCAAAGATATCTTGATACGTCTGATCACTAACTAAATCTCTTACACCACGACCAAAGTCACTCGCAAGTTGATCACTATGTGATACGGATAGAATTTCATGTTGTGGATGGTTACCTAAATACCAAGCTGGAAATAATTTAGAGCAGACAACAGACTTAGAAGAACGGGGTGGTAGAAAAACCATCAGTCTTTTTATTTTACCTTCTTCAACTGCTTGTAATTTATTACTGATAACTTCTATGTGTCGACCCATTTTAAAATCGGCAACTAGTTTTGGGGCAAACCCTTTAACAAAGCTTAAAAAATTTTGTTTAATGTTTGTATAAGCATGATGCCTTAGTAGGTTTAACTGTTCGTCGTTAATCACGGTTTGCATTATTTTTTAGCTCGGTTCTTCGATCTTTTTACAACTCGTAAATTTTTCTTTGAGTTGTTTTTAGGGTTACCATCTTTATGATCAATATCTTTTTTATCATTCTTTGTAACTTTACCTTTTTTTAGGTACTTACGTCTCATTTTGTTACGGCTGGCTCTGTCCTCTTTTGATTTTTTACTTGATTGAAATTTTTTGTACTCTTTTTTATAATTCCTAGCCATCTTTTTTCTCTTTTTTCCTACGACCACCGTCAATTAATTCAAAACCAGCAAGCTCCGCTAGTTTTTGTATGTCTTTCTTTTTGTCACCCGTTTCAAATCCAGTAGTTTTAACGGTTTGTTCAACTTTATCTACAAACATACCTAGATGTTTTGCAATATGCTCCATTGATTTATTCGCATTTGTGTAATCTTCTTTTATCATAGATGCTTGATGAACTTCTGCAAGTTTTTCTAAGACTCTACTCTTATCCCACACAACTTTACGTATCGCTTCCTCTTGATATTCAGCAATTCGTGCAGCAATCTTCTCATCTTTTAATAAATGTCTTGCTCGAGCCCTAGTTCTCGCTTCTGTAGTGTCTAAATTGTAGCCGGCAACGGTATATGCCTTTACTTCATCACCATGTCCTGAAAATTCCATACAAAATTTCTCTTGCATTGCTGTTAGTCCACGAAATAAAGGTATTTTTCTATCGGTTTTAACTGGTTCTTCTAACATCTGTTTATTATACTCCTCCGGGTTGGTTTTAGAAAGTCTTTTAAGCCGTCTTTGACGTAATTCTTGTCGTATGTCTTTTAATTGCTCTCCTCCATTGTATTTTCTAGAGGCTCTTACGGTCTGATACCTGTGTATTAGCTCCTTCTCCGTCATTTTTCCATATAAAATGTGTGTTTTTGGTTTTGTCATAGATTGTTCTCCGTGGTTTTAAAGTGAAAGGGGAAGTAATAACCCACAAAAGCTTCCCCTTTCGAGTTCCGGGATCACTTAGCCGTAGGAGACGAAGCCTATTCCTAGTCTTTCATAGGTCACTAGGTAGATTCAACCGGTGCATTAAATATAAACGGTTTATTGACATGATGCAAGTGTTTGTTTATTATTGGAAAATGGATGTAGATAAATTTTTATATACTCCTATGGTTGTTCTTGACCATAGAGTTATGGAATACGATTTTTGTTTAGACAATGTACAAAATAAAAATGGCTACTATTTAGAATTTGGTGTCTTTGAAGGTAAGTCGATAAACTATATGGCTCACCGTAAACCACAAATTACATTTCATGGTTTTGATAGTTTTGATGGGTTGCCCGAACAATGGTTTATGGGTCACAAAGTTATTGAGAAAGGTTTCTTTAGTTTAAAAGAATTACCGAATGTACGAAATAACGTAAATTTATATGAGGGGTGGTTTACTGAAACCATACCCGGATGGAAGAAAAATCATCGTGGTCATATTTCTTTTATTAATATTGATTGTGATTTGTATAGTTCTACAAAAACAATCTTTGATGAACTGAATGATCAAATTGTAACTGGCACGTTAATTCGGTTTGATGATTTG